GCCAGAACACTCCAGGCCGGGGTTAACCTTGACCGCCTGACCCTCGCGCTGGCCGATGGCGACCCGGACAAAGCGTTCCGGGCCGTGCTGACGAAAACCCGCCTCGACGACGCGATGAATCCGCTAGAAAAGACGATCCGAGACACGCTGATCCCACGCGGCGGGAGGCTTGGTGCCAGAATCCTCAATCAGCGATAAACCTCTCGGGTTCGCGTTCAACGCCAAGAACCGCGAAGCGCAGAGGATCGCGCGGGATTATGGTGCGGCGCAGATTGACCTTATTGATACGGAAACCAAGCAAGCGGTGCGGACCATCATCCAGTGGTCGATCCGTGAGGGGATCGCGCCACGCGATGCGGCGAAACTCATCAAAAAGTCCGTAGGACTCAACCGGCCGCAAATTCTGGCCTTGATCGACTATGATCGCCGATTGCCTCCCGAGATGCCGCCCGCTGTGCGGGCGAAAGCCGTCGGGAAATATCGAGGGACACTCGTAAGACGCCGGGCCCTGATGATCGCGCGGACGGAAGTGATCGACGCCCTCAACCTCGGCGCGGAAGTGGCGTGGAAGCAGGCGCAGGGCCAGGGGCTTCTCGGGACAGATGCCAAGAAGGAATGGCTCACCACGCCGGTCGGCGCGTGCAATGTCTGCCTGGCCTTGAATGGGAAGAGCGTGAAGATCGGCGCGCAGTTCCCCGGTGGTTTAAGCGGTCCCACGGCGCACCCGAACTGCCGATGCGGACTGGCTCCGGTGCCTTAATGATGATCTACCACGGAGATCATCGAAGAGTGCTCCGCGAGATCCCTGCAGAGTCTGTTTCCTGCGTAGTCACTTCACCGCCCTTCTGGACGGCTCATGGGGGTGATGAGTGGGGGGGCGAAAAGGATGCGCAGACCTACATCACGGGGATGGTGGCGCTTGGCACCGCGATCCATCGTGTTTTGCGGTGCAGCGGCACGCTCTGGCTGGTCTTAGGGGATCGCGTGCCCTGGGCAACGCTCGACGCCTTGACGGGTGAGGGTTGGCACGTTTCCAGCGTATCCGTGTGGGACATTCACGTTGTTGCCCAGCTCCATCGCACCGATGGGACAACGTCAGATGTCGTGACTCTGGGTGTGACGGACCCCTACGATGACGCGTTGACCGACCTCCCGTATGCACCACTCTCGCGACGGTTCATTCGGCAGTGCATCGAGCAGTGCACCGAAGAGGGCGATCTGGTGCTCGACCCGTGCTGCGGGACCGGGACCGTCGGCGTCGAGGCCGCGGCGCTCAAGCGGCGGTTCGTCGGGATTGAGATCAACCCGGCCTCGTGCGCCCTGGCGCGCGCCCGGACACATTGACAGGCTTTTCCCGCTCGCGTATCCTAGGAACGTCCGTGCTGAAGCCCGTTATTGATTCACTCGACCAAGTCCTGCCGGACCTGCGTCAGCATTACGTCTCCGACGGGGACACGTTCGTCCTCCAGCTCGACGGCGATCCGCACGGTTTTGTCAGTCGCAGCGCGCACGCCGAAACCGTGAACAAGGTGGCCGAGTTCCGCGATCACAATATCGAGCTCGAACAGGCGCTGGTGAAGAGCAAGGACGCGCTCCAGCGGTTCGAGTCGATTGACCCGGACGCCGCGCGGAACGCACTCGCGCAGGTCCAGGAACTCGGCAAAAAGGGCATCCGCAAAAGCGCCGATGTCGATACTGCCGTATCCTCGGCGCTCCAAAATTTCAAGGCCACGGAACTCGAACCCCTCCGGAAGCTGCTCACCGAGGAGCGCGAGGCGCGCGAACAAGCCGATCAACAAGTGGCACAGGCCGCGCTCAAGGGTGCCGTGTTGACCGCTTTCCGCGCCGCCGGGGGCCAGGATGCCGCGCTCGATTTCGTCGTCAATCGCGCGAAGGATGTCTTCTCGGTCGACGGCGACACGCTCGTGGCGAAGCCCGGACAGTATTCCACCGACTCACCCGGCGACCCCTTGGGCCTTCCTGAGTGGATGGCCACGCAGACCAAGGACATTAGTTTCGCCTTCGGCTCGTCGAACGGGGCCGGTGCGCGGCACGGGGACGGCCTCGGGACGACGGTCGCGGCAGGCGTGAAGATCCTCAAAAACCCGACGCCGCTCGAACTCGGGGCCAATGCGAAGGATATCCGCGCAGGGCGCGCGGTGATTATGAACGACTAACTATTCCCTCCAGAAGCGCCCACGGCTCGGCGAGTCGCGCGGCGCTTGATCACGGCGCGGCGCGTCGTGGCCAGCCTCCGGCGGAAGCTGCCTGAGTCAGATTTTTTTGAAAAGGAGCTTTTGTCATGGCCGGAACCCTCGTTACCACCAACGTCGTCCAAACAGCCGTCGCGATGGGCCTTGACGCCCTTCGCCAGAACGTGGTCCTCCCTCGGATCGTCAATCGTTCCTATGAGGACCGTATCGGCCCGAGTCAGCGGCAAGGCTCGACCGTGAACGTCGCGGTCCCCGCGTCGATCACCACGCGCAGCGTGACGGCGGATGTCGTGCCGCCAGCCGTCACTGCGGTGACGCCGACCAGCGTCGCGATTTCGCTTTCAGAGTGGAAAGAAGCACCCTTTGCGATGTCGGACCAAGCGGTGAGCCAGGTCCAGCAAGGGCTCATCCCAATGCAGTTGTCCGAAGCGGTGAAGTCGCTCGCAAACACGATTGACAATTACCTCTGGTCGCTGCTCTCGTCTACGACGAATCCGATCTTTTCATTCACAGGGACCAGTGGGACAACGCCATTCGCGTCGAACACTTCCCAGTATTTGGATGCGCGTGCGTTGATGAACGCGCAACTCGCGCCGATGGATGACCGCTACTGCATCCTCGACCCGGACGCCGAAGCGAACGCCCTCGGCCTATCGGCGTTTGCGGATGCCTCGGCGAGTGGGTCGCGGGAAACCATCGTCGAAGGGGATATCGGTTATCGGCTCGGTGCGCGGTGGGTCATGAGCCAGCAAGTTCCGACCCACAGTAATACGGGTGCCGGCACGGTGCTGGTGAACGATGCCTCGGTTTCGGTCGGTGACACGACCCTGACCTGGGATGGCGGGGGCACCGCACCTGCCGCCGGTGATATCTTCACCGTGGCCGGTGACACGCAGACGTATTCTGTGCTGTCGTCCACCGCGACGGTCATCACGATGAATCCCACGGCACAGGTGGCCTGGGCGGATGACGCTGCCGTCACGTTCAAGGCAGATTTCGTCGAGAACATCGTGATCCATCGCGATTGTCTCGCGTTCGCGATGGCGCCGCTGCTCGATACGAATCAGATGGGATCGGCGGGGCATCTCCAGTCGACCGCCGTGGACGAAGACTCGGGTCTGGCCCTTCGGTTAACGATCTCTCAGCAGTATCGCCAGACGCAGTGGGCGCTTGATGCGCTCTACGGCGGGGCGGTCGTGCGACCTGGCTTGGCCGCCTATATCGCGGGATAGGTGATTTCTGATCGCTCTTGGGCGGCGTGGCCCCTCAGTAAACCGAGGGGTTGCGTCGTTCTGAAATGGTCAAGAAAGGACGACGCGATATGACTTCACTTAGTGTGAAAACGAAAGTCGTGACGCTGAAAGACGGCACAACCGCGGTGATCAATACGTCAGACTTTGATCCGGCAATTCATACCGAAGTTTCCAAACGGCCTCCGGTGGGGAAAAAGCGTAAACGCGAGGCCGGTGTCATGCGTTCGGGGGGGAGGTCGAGCTGATGGCGGTCTTCCCGAAACGCTCCACCAAGCTCCAGTCGCTCGACCTCACCGCAATCGGGGCCGGCACCTATACGAGCGAAGGCGTCTCGATCCCGATGGCGGCCAGTGTGGTCGCCATCCAGTCTGTCTTCGTGCGGGCCGGCGGCGGCACGACGACGGATGTGTTCATTCAGACCAGCCTCGACAACGGCTCGACCTGGATCGACATCGCACAATTCGCCCTCGCCACCACCACGGTGACGAAGGTGTCAGCCGTGCGGCCGTATATTGCAATGGCCGCGAACGTCACGCCGACCGATGGCGCGCTGTCCGACAATACCATCCTCGACGGACTGATCGGGGACCGGCTGCGCGTGAAGACCGTCGTTGTGGGTGCGTATTCGGGAGCCTCGACGCTCGCCGTGAACGTCTGTATTAACTGATGGGGACAGCCACACTCGTCGCGACGGCGAAAAGCACGACGGCGAACTCGTATTGCACGCTGGCGGAAGCGGATCAATATCAAGACAACCGGCCAGCGGTCAGCACGACGTGGGCCGATGCTTCCGAAAACAACAAAATCCGGGCGCTCCTCTGGGCTACGCAGCTCATGGAAGCGCTCTTCGATTGGACCGGCTACGCCTCGACGACGACCCAGGCGCTCGGATGGCCGCGGATGGGACTGCTCGAACGGATCGACGTGGATCTGGATTCCGACACGGTGCCTAGTGAGGTGAAAAACGCCCAATCCGAATATGCGCGGCAGCTCCTCGTGACGAACCGCGCGCAAGATAACGACATCGAAAGCCAGTCGATCAAACGGATCAAGGCCGGCTCAGTCGCCCTGGAATTCGAGGAGGGGGCCGCATACAACAAAGTGGTTCCCGATGCGGTTTATTTGCTCATCCCCCAGGATTGGTTCACCTCCGTCCGGGGTCGGTTGACCGGCACGCGGATCTTGGAGCGCGCCTCGTGAGCCTCGCCACGATTCTTCAGGACGGGATCTCGGTGGCGAATACGATCACCGATTCACTCCAAGCGACGATCACCCATGCGGCGTTCTCGTCAGATGACGGATACGGCAAGCCGACGTATGCGACCGGGGTCGCACGTAAGGCCATCGTCGAGCGTCGACAAAAATACGTGCGCACCGAGGCCGGGGACGAGAAGCTCAGTCTCGCCAAGCTGACTTTCGTCGGGCCGGTGACGATTAACGAGCGCGATCAGATCACGCTCCCCGACTCGACGGTGATGCCCATCCTACGGATCGATGGCGTAGTGGACCCCACGACAAATGCTGAATACCTCGTCGAAGTGGAGCTCGGTTAATGGCGATTGACTTTGAGGTCGGTGAAGTTCTTGGGAACATCAAGAAGCTTGACCATACGATCCCACTCGTAGCGGCGGCGGCGCTGTATCAGGAGGCGCTCGTCGAGCAGAAAAAGTCGATGAAACGGACGCCGGTCGATACCGGCGCACTCCGAGACTCACACCAGACCAGTCTCCCGAGATGGAAGGGCCAGAACCTCGAAGTCACGATCAAGGTCGGCGGCCCCGCGGCGGCGTATGCCGTCATCGTCCATGAAGATATGGAGGCTGACCATACCAAGCGCGGTCGGAAGACGGGCGACGTGGGTGTGGTGGGCGAGGCGAAGTTCTTAGAAAACACAATCAAGGAATCCGCGCCGTTTCTGCTGGCGCGGATTGCGAAGCGGATGAAGTTGAACCAGGGGATGGTGTAGTGGCGAACGTCCTCGACGATCTCGCCACGCGGATCGCCACGGCGATTTCCGGCACGGTCGGCACCGACGTCTTCAAGAGCATGATGCCGGCGCTTCCTGATGCCGCGGTCGCGCTCTACGAAACCGGCGGACTCGCGCCGGAGAAGCGCTTCGGCTCTGCGGGGGTCGACTGGGAGCGGCCCGGCGTCCAGGTCGTCGTCCGAGGCGCGCCCGGTGACTACCAAACTGCACGCACCACGAGCCAAACGATTTTCGAGAACGTCGCGGAGATCGAAACAGAGGATCTCAGCGGGACGCGCTACTACCTGAGCGACCCGCAGCAGCAGCCGTTCGGCCTGAGTGTCGACGAGCAAGACCGCCCGAAGGTGGCGTTCAATGTGCTATTGACCAAGGACAAGAACGCATGAAGTGTGGATGTGGATCTCCGAATTGGAAAAAGGTGCTCGGCGGTCGCGAGGTCTGTATGTCGTGCGGCGCAGATCGGGAGGCAACAAATGACTGAGCGCTATCGTGCCGTGGTGGGTTTGTCCTATCCGGCACCGGGGTCGCTGAAGGCGGTGCTGGCCGCTGGCGGGCTGAGCAAGATGACCGCCGAGCAACGTGCCAAAGTTGTTTTCAAGCGCGTGAAGGCGGGGGCCTACGCCGACAACATTCCTGAGAAGTCGGTTAAGTGGCTCCTCAAAGGTGGAATGATTAAGGTCGCCGGCGCGCCGAGTGCGAAGGCGAAAGGGAAGGTGAAACGCTAATGGCAGTTGGAAAGTTCGGCCCTGCGTCAGGGATTCTCCTTGTCGATGGCTACAACGTGCTTTCAAATAAAATCACCAGCCTCAGCGAGAAGGCGTCCAGCGAATTGACGGACACGACCGGCATTGGTGACACCGCCTACGAGACGGCCCCGGTCGGAAAAATCACGATGGAGGTGACGCAGGAGGGCGCGTTCTTCGACACGACCGCGTTGTATTCGCACGCGGCGTTTAGTGGGAGCGTGCCGACCTCACCCCAAGCCACGGCGCGGATCATGTGCGTCGGCTTCGCGGGGCAAACTGTTGGGTATCCGATGGTCGGCTGCGAGGGGGCATTCAGCGATTCCTACGAAGTCGTGGCGGAACTTGGAAACCTCCAAAAAGCCAACGTGTCGTATGCCATGACCGGCACGCGGAGCGCGGGCCTCATCGTGCAACCGTTGGAAGCGAAGACGGCGGATTGGAATACGGAGTCCAGTTCCATTGATAACGCGGCCTCGTCGAGTGACGGGGGGGTCGGGTTCATCCAGTGCACCGCGTGCACTGGATTTTCCGCGTTCGTCGGGAGCATCACCCACAGCGCGGATGATACGACCTTCGTTTCACTCATTGACTTTTCAAATAATGTCACCGCGCCCTTCGCTGAGCGGATCGCGACGACGGGAACAGTAAATCGCTACGTGGCCTTCTCGGGGAATGTCACTGGAACAGGTTCGATCACCATCTTCGCGGGCTTTGCGCGCGGGTAATTTAGGAGGATAAAAATGGCCGGAAAATACGGACCAGCAAGTGTCACCGTGACCTACGATGATGGACCGGGCGGCACCGGGCGTGCGATTACCAATTTCATCCTTGAAGGCATCAGCGTCAAGACGACGGCGCAGCTCCAAGAGACGACGGCGCTCGGGGACAGTGCAAATGAGCAGACACCGACGGGATTGATCACGGCAGAGCCGATTACACTAACTTGCCTGTGGGACACGACCGGATCAACAGGCACGCACGCGGTGCTCGGGACCGTCGATGATGGCCCGCAAGACGCCACGCGCACCCTCGTGGTCGTCTTCGGTGACTCGAAAACCGCCACGGTCGAGACGCGGCTGGCGAGTTCAGAGGTCGTCGCATCAATGGGCAGTATTCAAACAATTGTGGCCGAGATCGTGCCGACTGGCGCGCTCACCTGGTCGTAATGTAGGGGGTGAATGAATGGGATTAGTCATCGGAATTACTAAGTCCGTCGATCTGCCGCACGACGAGGGTGAGAGTGCGGTGATCCGCAAGCTCAGCCATCGGAAGTTGTCCGAAGCCGCGACGAAACAACAGAGCCAGGGCATCGGGTTCATGCGGGAGCTCGGCGCGGAGTTGATGTCCGCGCTCCGCAACGAAGACGCCGACAAGCTCGACCGCATTCAGAAAACGCAGGAAGCCTCCCTCTCGAACTACCATCGAGATACGCTACTCGAAAAAGGCGTCGTGTCGTGGACGCTCGTGCCGGGCATCGGGGACACGAACCGCACCGAAGTCCTTGGTGAACTCGACGAGCCAACCGCCGCGTTTCTGGCCGAACAGATTTTCGAGTTCAGTCGCCCCGAGACGGAGGACGAAGCGGGAAACGCGCCCGGCGGTTCGTCGATTACTTAGAGCAAGACGGCACCGATCTGCCGCCGCCGGATCTCTGGATTGTGAGTCGCGTCTGCGAGGAGTTCGGGTGCTTACCGGATGCCGCGCGGCGTGCGTTGGAGAATGACTACAACGGGGCGCTGTTTCAGATCCTCGACCTGCGTGGCTTGGCGAACGCAAAGTCCCGGATCGATAGCGCGACGAAGGGCGAGGTGCCGACGGATCGCGCCGCACAGCGGTATCTCCGGTTGCACCTGGAGTCCGTCGGGAAAGACCTCGGGATCGACACGTCATGATCAACATCGGGACACTTATCGCCACCCTCCGCATTAAGGACCAGCTCACCCCCGCGCTGGCCAAAGCGCAGCACTCCCTAAAGAACGCCGGCCCGAAGATGAAAGCCGTCGGGCGCTCGATGACGATGGGCGTCACGGTGCCGCTGGTCGCGGCGGGGGCGGCGGCGGTGAAGTTTGCCGTAGATATGAACAAGAGCATGGCGAACGTGGCCACGCTGATCCCCGGCAGCACGGAACGGGTGCTGGAACTCAAGAAAAGCGTGCAAGACCTCGCCATTGAAACGGGGAAGAGCACGGCGGATCTAGCGGATGGCCTCTATCAAGTGGTGTCGGCGTTTGGCGATACGGCAGACACCGCGAAAGTGCTGGAGCTGAACGCGAAAGCCGCAGCCGCAGGACTCGCCACGACCTCGGATGCGATTGCCTTGACCTCGGCAGTGACGAAAGGTTACGGCGACACGAGTTTCGAGGCGATGCAGAAGGCGTCCGATCTTGCGTTCACCACGGTCAAACTCGGCCAAACGAGTTTCCCAGAACTGGCAGCGTCGGTCGGGATGGTGACAGCGGATGCCGCTGGCCTCGGCATTACGATGGAGGAAATGAACGCCGTGTTTGCCACGATGACAGGCGTCACGGGAAACGCGAGCATTGTTTCCACGCGATTCGCTGGCGCAATGCGGAGTCTCATCGAACCTGGGGATGACTTAAAGGCGGCGCTCAAAGACATCGGTTTTGAAACGGGCGATGCTGCGGTGCAGAGTCTCGGTTTCCAAGGCACACTCGCCGCACTCACGAAACAAGTGGGAGGCAACGTCCATGAAATGAAAAAGCTGTTCGACTCGAAGGAGTCCTACGGATTCATCGCGGGGATTGCTGGCGCACAAGCGGAAGCCTTCACGAATAACCTAGACGCGATGGGGGATTCACTTGGCGCAACAGACGAAGCCTTTAAGGAACAGACCGAGGGGGTCAACGCGGCGGGCCATGCGTGGAACCAACTCAGTGCGTCGTTCACCGTGCTGCTCCAGCAACTCGGCGACGAGCTCATCCCGACCTTCACGAATGTGGTCGCGTCTATCACATCCTCGGTGAAGTGGTTTAGCGCCCTCAGTCCCCCCGTGAAGAAAGTGATCGTCATCATGGCGGCGTTGGCTGCGGCCATCGGGCCAGTCCTGGGGATTCTTGCGTTCTTGTCGATTGCTCTGGCAGCTGTTTCGCTGCCGGTGATGGGTGTCGTGGCGGCTATTACCGTCGTCGTCGCGGCGTTTATTAAGTGGAGGAAAGAGATTGTCGCGTTTGTGCGGACCTTCAATAATATCTTCTATGGCGCGCTGGATCGCCTCAGAGTCCGGCTCGGGAAAATGACCGAAGCCGAATTTGACGCGGCAAAAGCGGCAAGAGAATTATCAACTGCGGAACTGGCGGCCACAACCGCCATCGAAGAACAAGCTCCCGCCATTGCGAAGGTCGTAACGAAGCTCGACGACGCCACCATCAGCACTCATGAACTCGACGACGCGACGAAAGAACTCAACGCGAGCATCAATGACCAGGTGGCCGCGTGGCGGGAGGGTGGGATACCAGCGGGCCGAGAAGCGATGCGCGTGTATCGAGAATTCAGCGGAACCTTGGAGAGCCTGTCCGACGACGATCTGAAGAAGTTTAATCGAGAAGTCGGCGCGATGACTGAACACCTGGTCAGGACCGGGCAAGAAGTCCCACAAGCCGCGTTTGACGCTTGGGTGGAAAGTTTCGACCTCTTGAATCCCACAGTTGTATCGCTAAGCGAAACGCTGGAGGACATGCCCACGCTGCCGCCGGACTTCCTCCAGATCCCCACGATATCGCTCGACCAAGCTCTCGGGAGTTTCAAGAAGCTGAACGTCGAAGCGTTTAAGGGCAAGAGCGCCTTCGGTAAATGGGGCGCTTCTGTCAAGGGCGGATTCAAAAATCTGTGGTCAGGAATGACCGGCGGCACCGGGAAGATCTCCGGTCTGTTCGCCAAGCTTGGCTCTGGGATCATGGACGGGTTCGGATCGATTATTAGCGGCGGTCTGTCGTCGCTGATCTCGATGGGCGTCGGCGTGGCGATGAAAGGACTCGGCAAGCTCGGCTCGTGGATCAAAGGCAAATTCGGCGTGAGCGAAGCGGAGAAAGAAGGGCGAAACCTGGTCAAGGTATTCGAGGACACGGTGGCCGCGTCACTCAATCAAATTCAACAAGCCGAGGCTGGTGGTTCCGCATGGAAGCAGACCGTGATCGGTGTGCGTGATGCGTATCTGAGCGCGGGACGTTCGGCTGAAGAAGCAATGGGTGATGTTGAACGGCTATGGAAAGCGTCGAAGAAAGGACCGGCGGCGGTCAAGGCTGTGATCAAGTCGATGCAAGGCGTGATAGACCTTGGGAAGCAAGTCAAGGACATGGAAGAAAATTGGAGGGGAGCGGAGGAAGCGGCGAAGCGCTACGGCTTGAGCCTCGATGATCTGGGGCCGAAATTCAAAGCGCGGAAGTGGGCGAGCGAGGTGAAGCAGCTCACGTCCGACTGGCAGCTCCTTAACGTGCAGGGCGCGAAGGCGGATACGATTGCGCGGAAGATGTCCCCCGCGGTGCAGAAAGTCATAGACAAGTATCGGAAGGCCGGCATCAGCATCCCGTCGAGTCTGAAACCGGTTATCGATCATCAAATCAAGATGGGGCTGCTCCTTGATGAGGATGGGAAGAAACTCACGAGTTTGAAAGATATTAAGTTTGCTGAACCGCTCACGAGGCAGTTCGCACGGATCGCAACTTCGATTGAAAAGCTCGTGGACGTGCTGACTGGTCGCGGTGGGATCACGGATGCCCTTGACGAAGTGAATCGAACGAAAATTAAGGACAAGACGTTCACGGTGACTCAACGATTTAAAAGTGATCATGAGGACAACGGGTTCAACGGTTACGACGAGAGCTTCGCCCACGGCACCGGGGGACGATACGTGGACTTCGGTGCGGGCACGCCCGCGCTGCTCCACGGTCGGGAGCGTGTCATGACTGAGGCCGAGGGGCGAAGCGAAGTGGCGAGCTTGGGCGGCGTCGAGAAGCGCCTCACGAGTATCGAACGGCTCCTGCGTGACCAGCCTCGGGCATTCGGGATCGCGATGTCGGACACCATGAACCTCCAGAACTGATGGGTGCCGCCGCCGAAGTCCTCATCGCGTTCGAGTCGGCTACTGATACCTGGACCGATTTGTCAGACGACGTGATGATCGGGGAGGGTGTCTCGATCTCCTACGGCATCCAAGGCGACAAACCCTTGGATATGGTGGCCGGCACGGGGCAATGCACGTTCACGCTGCGCGGGTTCAAATACAGTTTCCATCATGCCGACGTGCTCTCGGGTTGGGCCTTCGGTGCGCGGATTCGCGTGACGTGCTACCGCACGACCGACACCACGCAAGCAATCGCCTCGATCACGCGGTCAGGCTCGACAGCCACGGTCACCACCTCCGCGAGTCACGGCTACGCGACCGACGACTGGATCACCATTGCGGGCGCGAGTGAATCGGGCTATAACGGCGTGTTCCAGATCACGAAGACCGCCGCCACGACGTTCACGTATAGCCTCGGCAGCTTGACGCCCTCGACACCTGCGAGCGGGACCAAGACCGCCCGGCTCGGCTACGTGCGGCACAATGGCCGGCTCCGCGCGGCCAACCCGACACCGGGAGCCTATGGGTCACGCTACGTGGCCGTCGTGAGTTATGACGGGATGCGCGCGCTGGCCGAAACGAACGTGCGCGCCGTGGCGATTCAAGAAGATAAAACCGAAACCGAACTCCTGACCGCGCTCCTGGATTCGCTGCCGAGTGACGCGCAGCCGCTCAAGCGCGATTTCGACACGGGTGTTGATACCTATCCGTATGCCTTCGACGGCCTCGGTGGCGGGAAGACCGCGCTCTCGGTCGTGAAGGACATTGCCGTGTCAGGCTTCGCCATGGTTTATATGCAGGGCGATGGGACGCTCTGCCTTCGCACGCGGGATACCAGGGCCAGCGGGGCCAGCCAGTTCAGCTTCGACGACGATATGACCGGCCTGGTGACGAATGCTAGCGTGGACGAGTTAACCAATAACGTCCAGTGCGTCATCTACCCCAGGACCGTCGATGCGTCCCTCGTCGTGATCTATAGCACGACCGGCGTGCCGCTGTCGGTCGAAGCCGGGGACACGCTCACGCTCGTCGTCGAGTATCGCAGCCCGACCGACGACAAAGAACTGATCGGCGGCACGGCGGTCGTCAACGCCACGGCCACGACCGACTATCTGGGCAACGCTGCGCTCGACGGATCGGGGTCGAATCTCACTTCTGATCTTGCCATCGTGACCACACAATCGGCGTCAAGCGCGGAACTCGCGATCACGAATAACGGCAGCGCGACGATTTATCTCGTTGACTCGGATGGCGATCCGTTTTTACAGCTTCGGGGGAAGGGTGTCTACCAAGAGTCAAGTCAAACGTTTACGTCGCTCTCGTCGCAGCCGTATGGTGACAAGACGCTGGTGATCAACTTGGCTTACCAGAACTCGACGGGCAATGCGCAGAGCTACGCGAACACCGTCCAGGCACAATTCAACGCAGCGGCGGCGGCGCAGATGGAGAAGATTGTCTTCGACGGGAACAGCAGCGACGCTCTACTCCAGCAAGCGTTCGCCAGAAATCCCAATGATATTATTTCCGTCACGGAAACCGCCACGGGCGCGTCGAGTATCGAAATGGTCATCCAATCGGTCGCGCTCGACATTTCCTCGGGGCCGTGGATCGAGGCGACGTTCGGACTCGCCCCGTCGGCCCCGTTTGCACAGTGGCTCCTCGGCACGACGGGCCGCAGCGAGCTCGGTGAAACAACCATCCTCGGGTGGTAGGGAGGTAGTGAATGGCGTGGACGACTCCAAAGACGTGGGCCACCGGATACAAAGTGCTGGCGAATGACATGAACGTTCAGATTCGTGACCAGTTGAACGCGATTGTCAACACCTCCGGGGCGTTCGTGAACGCTGTTGTCGGCCCGCACGCTATCGGGGGAGCCGTGTTCGACTATGTGCGTGATAGGCTCACCGGAAGTTTTACGTCGGGCGGCGCGTCCTCTCGTGTAACGGGGCTGCTCGTCGATGGTCAACTCACCGCTGCGGATGGCGATACCACAGCGACCGAGGGTGCCTATTTCGATACTTCGCTGGTCACACAAGATAATTCCGAGACACTCGGCAGAGTGACACAAGTCACCGTATCACAGCCAGGGATCACGAAGGGCAGTGATACGGTCACCGCATCAGCTAGCCTATACGTCGCGGGAGCAAGCGATCAGGCCACCGATAACTACTCAATCTGGGTTGACGAAGGTCTAGTCCAGTTTGATGAGACTTTTATTTGTCGAGGGCATGTCCTCTTCGGCCCTGGTGCCAGTGCCAGTTCGGAACTCCACGTCGTTTCCGCTTCTGGCGGGTGCTTTGTGCGTGTCGATTCCGTGGGGTCTACGTCGGATACAGGCATTGAGCTCTACAAAGCGGGAGGTAGGAAATGGGAGCTGGTCAACGACTCTGCCGGCGCGGCCTCTGTTGATGCCCTGGTCTTCAAACCTGGCGGGACGACCAAGTTCACGTTTGAACAGTCAGGAAATTTAACGATTACCGGCGCGCTCAGTAAGGGCAGCGGCTCATTTAATATTCCCCACCCGCTTCCAGCGAAAAGTGACACGCATCGGCTCGTGCATAGCTTCGTTGAATCCCCAGAAACTTTACTCTTGTATCGGGGTGAAGCGACACTTGTAGATGGTGCCGCCGAACTCGATATGAACGACATCGCTGGGATGACGAGCGGGACATGGGATCTGCTCTGCCGCGATATCATCGTCTTTGTGACGAATACGACGGGGTGGTCACCCGTGCGCGGCTCCGTCACGGGCTGCACCTTAACGCTGGAATGTCAGGATGCGACCTCGACCGATACCGTGGCCTTTCTTGTAACCGCGAACCGACACGATGATCACATCATGGACACTTCGTGG